ACATAAAACTTCCTGTGTGAACTTCAATTCACCCAGCGCTGCTTTCTGTTCTGCTGCCCATGCTTCATCACGACCTGGAATCTCCCAGTAAGGAATGAACAGTGGAACGAATCCGTTACGACCCTTTTCAGCGTCAGTCCAAAACTTCCAGAAGTGGTTGTAACCTAGTGGAGTTGAAGACAGTAGAATCTTAGTGGTCTGACCAGCAGAAATAGTTGGGTAAACAGAAGTGAAAAATTCTTCAGCCACGTTGTTTGGGATGATCGCAGCTTCGTCAACGTATAGTAAGTTTACAGACTTACCACGAATACCAGATTTACCAGTCGCAGCTGTGAATACCTTAGATCCATTCTCTAATTCGATGTCACCTTTATTCCAAGTAAGAACACCTTGTTGCATCCACTTTGGAAGCATTTCATACATGGTTTGGTAACGATCCAAAACTTCACGTGCAGCATCTTTCTTGTTGGCAAGAATAGCTACAGTTTTGTTTGGTTGGAATAGAGTATACCAGAGAATGTAAGCAGCAGATGTAGTAGTCTTACCTTGCTGACGTCCTTCCATAAGAATCACACGACGATTGTTATGAATGATATCAACTTTTTTCTTTTGGCAATCGTATAGTTTGAATAACTTAAGACCAAAGTCCAAAGTTACGATGTAGCAATAGTTTTCAATAAAGTAAATTGGATCTTGAGAACATTTGATAAACTCTTGAATGTTCTCTTGAGTAAATTGTACTTGAACTCCAGCTGCTTTTAAGTTGGAGTTGCTATTATAAATTTCAGCCATTATTAAAAGTTATCTTCCCAATTTTCAGTATTAACTGTAGCAGTAGTTGTGTCGCCTTCGGCAGTGTAAATTCTTGTAGCTGTATAATCTTCTTTTAGACCAACATTAGCGTATACAGTATCGATAACATTTTTACCAGAAACTGGTCCAAACAAACTAGTCTTTAATGTAAAGTTTAACGTGTGGGTTACAAAACGACGAGTCTGGAAATCACCATCATACTCATCTACAACCGACACACTATTTAACACGATTGGAACATCCAGTTTCACGTTCATCTCTGGAACAGTATTAACTGTCAGCGTGTACTCTGGAGTGAATGTTGGTAATATCTGCTCTATGATTTGCAGACCATCTTCTTGAGTCTTGGTCAATACATATAGAGATATTTCTATATTGTACGGAACAGGGCTGTACATAAATGTCTTTGATGAAGTACCATCACCGCATTCAATTTTCTGCATGCGGTTTAGTTTTCTCATCGAATCATATGAGTAACCAGTGATCTCAAACGACATTCTTGGTAAAGAAACGTAGGTATTGTTTTCAAGATTAGGATCTTGCTCGATACGAACTAACCACTTTTCTTTTGGAGCATATGCAAGTGGAACTTGTAATCTCTGGATCGTAGTTCCATTCACAGAGTCGCCTTGTTTGCGATCAATGTAGATGTCGCTAAACAAGCGACCAAAGGCTACAATGCTCTTGCGAATAATTCCATGATAAAATACATTATTGTTAAGCATTAGTCACCTACCTCGCCGAATGGATTAGTCTCACTAAACAGTATATCAGTGGCTTCTTCTTTAAATTTATTGTTGTCACCAAACGACTCGACTCTGTCGATATCTGATTCGATAACTGCTGTTGCAAGCGCACCGCTACCACCGCCACCTGTTAACGTGATGACTGGAGCAGTTTGGTATCTCTCACCACCATTTGTTACTTGGATAGAAACAACTTTACCAGCAGTAGATCCTGAACCAAGAACAGCTGTTGCTGTTGCACCTAGTCCGCTGCTTGATGTAAATACAACTGTTGGAGCAGATGTGTAACCACTTCCTTGAGCAGTTACATTAATTTTAGTAACTTGACCATAAGGTGTTCTTGTTGTATTTGTTGTGAAAGTCTTGAGAGATTCAAACGCATCGATCTCTTTGATACCTGTATCAATGCGTTCAGAACTATATTGAAACAGTTCAACTTGTAGTTTGTAAACATATAGCTTACCAAGTTGATAGAATGGATCTTGGTGTTTGACAAACTTAATCTCAAACAAACCCTTTGTTAGAGGGAAATAGATCAAGTCCCCTTCGTTTGGTCTGTTCGGTAGAGTTGTTGCGCCATAACGACCAACTAACTGTTCCCAGCGACGACGAGCAACCACTAGCGTAGCAGACTGCTCCATCATTAAACCAAACTTTTGAATGAATGCACCTTGTCCGTCTAGAGAATCTACGTTTTCAAAGTACATCTCGATGGGAAAGGATGTTTTAAACTCAGATAATCTATCCTCTCCAAGAATATTGTCTTTAGAAACTAAAGTTCTTGGGATGTAGAAAAACTCTTGACCATAAATCTTTAAAGATTCGATGATCAAGTCTTCGACTAGATACTGTTCATTTCTCGTACCGTGAGAAAAATAAACATTTACTGTTGACATTATTATCCTAAGAAAAAGTCTAACGGAGCAGATTTGTTCATTAAAGAATCTTCTAACTCTTTACATTCAGTCACTGCTTCATCATAAAGTTTGTCGCCATCTAGCGTCACGCCACCTGGAAGTTGGATGCCAGAAAACTTCTTGATATTAGTAGCCCATTGTCTCTTAAACAATGCAGTTACGTAGTGTTTTAACCACGATTCGTTCCACACCTTTGTGAACTCGTTTGGGTCAAGTGCACGATATCCTTGTACGATAACATAGTCGCCAAGCATAATATCAGTTTGCCAATTGATGTCAAGGTGCAGTCGCCCTTGTCTGCGATTGAAACGGAACGATGTGTGTCCATTCAACTCTAAGTCTAACAGAGCCAAATGAGACATTACTGTTTTGTAATAAATGATACTTGTAGCAGTTAAATCGTACAAGTCGTTTAGGCGCAACTGATATTGCAAGTCGAAGATATTCTTAGAAGAAGATGCTTGTCCCATAGACAGCACCTTTGTAACACCATAAACCAAGTCTGGTATTGTGATGTATCTTTTGTCGTACTCACCTAAAGTGATAGAAACTGTAGTAGCTGTGACATTGGAGTCAGCGCCATTGATGGCTTCGCCAGCTTGGAAAGTGCCAGTTACGTTTTTAACCAGCAACATAGTTCCGTTTGGAACCCTTTGAGTTTCTGTACAAACCATAGCTGTAGCACCAGAAGTTGCTCCAGTGATAAGTTCGCCGATGTTAAAGTTCTGAGCGACAGATTGAGTCAACACAACCTCAGTTGCGCTAATCTTTTGTTTCATGTAGATTTGCTCTACCCCATCGTAGTGATACTGTCTCCAGTGTTCCAGCGCTTCATCTAAACGATCTTCCAGTTGGTCATCGTCTACGTTAATTTCGACTACGGGTGCACCCAGAGCACGGAGTGCGTATTGTTTTAATTGGTCTCTAGATGCAACTGCCATTTTATTCTGCCTCTGGTTTTGGGTACTTTGCTTTAACTGCCAAGCAGTCTGCAATATATTTATCGATCTGCGCTTGGTCGCCTTTTACAACTCCATCCAAGTATTCTTGAATATCTGGGTACTCTAGCTTTCTACGCTTTTTGTAAATCTCAGAGTCCCACTTGGCTTGAAGTCTAGCGATCTCTTGGTCGCATTCTTCCCTAGTTGGCTTGTCCTGCTGGTCACCATTCCACTCTAAATTATCGTAAATATCGTCACCACGAATAACCCATGGGTATCCTGGTCTTAGAGATGTCATTGCTTCAGATAGTGTGATAGTTCTTTCGATAATAATCATTTTGCTTTTCCTCTTATGCTATTGCAATAATTGATAATGTGGGTACAACAGTTAGTAATATGCCTGTGCCATCAAAATAGTTAGTGGCATGCATTGATCTTGCGTTACCGCTTCCATACGCTCGCCACCACATAGAAAGTCTTTTTGGTGCTGTCCACTCTGATACTCTACCTGTGTTAAAATTAGTAGTACCACCAATAGCCATAGTCCACATAAATTCGCTGTTATCTTCTGGATAACGCCCAGATCTACTATGTCTAGCGAAAATAATTTCATCTGAATCTATGTAAAATTTCATATGAGATATAGCGTGGTCGTGTTCCCATCTCATACCATATCTAAATTTGTAGATAACTCTGGTTGCACCAATTGGTGGGCAGTAAGAAACATCTGATCCAGGGATCATTTCATACGAATAGATCGCTTGTCTGTAGTTGTTAATCTGGGCAGCAGATATCTCAGAAACTGCACCAAGATCAGATGAACCATCACCATTACATACCAAGTATTCCATCACCCTTCCTGGGCGTGTTGGTATTCCGTTGACAAGTAAATCTTGTCCACTGCTATTCTGTATTGTATTTACTCTTAAAACGCTCATTATGCAATAGCTATAATTGTTAAAATCGGCATACTAAACACAGTCGCACCACCACCGTCCCAATATGTAGTTCCGTGCAAACCTCTGGCGTTACTTGTTCCATATGCACGCCATTGCATTTTTAAATTCAGCGCTGACGTCCATGATGCTAGTCTACCAGTGTTTGTGTTTCCTGCACCACCGATTGCTATGTTCCAAACAAAAGAATATCTGTCTTCTGGGTAACGACCAGATCTACTAAAACGAGCAAAGGTTACTTCGTTAGCGCCAACAAAAAATCTAAAGTGCGAAATAGCGTGGTCGTGACTCCAATACATTGCATAGTTAAAATCGTAAATAACACGAGTTGTTCCAGCTGGTGGAGTATAGTTTATAGAAGAACCTTGTACGTCTGTGTAACTATATACTGGTCCAACAGCACCAGTTACGTTTTGAAATGTATATGTTCCAGACCCAACAGTTACAGATGATCCATCACACGGACTACTCAAGTACTCGATAACTTGTCCTGGTCTTCTAGGATAGCCATTAACCAGCACATCCTCATTTGCATTATTTCTAATTGTATCAACTTTTAAGAATGACGGCATTAATCTCTACCTCGTATTTCTGTTAAAATCCAACCATACTCCATGTACTGATCTACAAGATAGTTAGTACCAGAGGATTGGTAATATAATTTATAACTAACCTCGTCGGTAGTACCAGGAAAGTCAAAGTATTTAAATTCTGCAGGAGCCCATGAGTTTGAATTGTAGTTCCATCCATATGCATATCTGTAACTACTTCTAGTATCTGCCGTTAAGTTGTTAAATCCATTAAATGTATTGCTATCGTAGTTAAACCAGTTATTGCTGGCATATGTACCACCCTGTCTGTATAGTGTACATATTAACGATCCAGCAGCACCGTAAAGCATAGTGCTGAAAAATCTAACATAGATTGTGCTGCTTTTAAATCTTGGTTTAATAGTGCCAATCAATCCTAATTCTACTGGACCGCCAGATGTAGCTAATGCACCAGCAGTCATGGCAGTATTTCTAACTTCTTGAACAATAGATCCTGGACCGCTATAAATTTCGTTATCTGTAGAAATT